CAACCCCGCCAGAGGAGGAGGCGGGAACCTGTTCGCCGCGCGCCGGGGAGGCGCCACCGGCGGCGTGGGGCCGTCCGATGGCGCATGGCTGGACTACTGTGAGCCTCCGGCGCTTCGGCCGGAGCTTTACGCCGGGCCCGTCAAGCCGTGCACGCCGAGCTTGACGGTAACGGTGGTCGCATTCACAGCCGCGGGCTTGATCGCCACACCCACCAGCGGCTTCGAGCCCGTGCCGGCAGTCTTGGTGCAAGCCGTGCCGGTCCAGTAGAGCAGGTCGCCGGCGCCGATGTTGTCGGCGGCCACCTTGGGCAGCGTGAAGACGCCCTCGGTTGCCAGCTCCACCGGGTCGCCGCTGGCAGCGTCGAAAGCCGCAACGCCGCGGATCGCACCCACAACGACGTACTGCCCGCTCGCCACCGCGGCAGGGGCGGTGACGGTGATGGTTTTGCCTTCCTGAACGTAGTTCTTCATTACTCAAGTCCTCTCGAAGTTTTGATCACGAATACCTTCTGCTCGCCCGCCTGGGTCAGCTTCGCGATTTCGCGGTCGATGAGTTCAAGCGCCTCTTTTTGGCGGCCGTATTCCAGGCTCCGCTCGCCGAACTGCACGCGAGTGACGCCAAGCGAGCGGACAATTTCCTCGCGGCGTTCTTGCAATTCAGCCAGCGTCATGCGTTACGCCCCCGGATTCTTGAACGCGCCGCGGTGGTCAATCGCCCCGGCGCCCAGGTGCCACACCACGCGGAATTCGGTGCCGAGGGTGTTCCAGCCCGGCCGGGATTCCACGCGCGGGCCCTCGTAGCCCTGAAGCTCGGCGTACTCGAACACCGGGGCTTCGTCGGGCGAGCAGAAGAGATACCACGCCGTCGCCTGGTTCTTCAGGTCGAAGCGGGGCTCGACAACGGGAACAAGGCCGCGCGCGGAAACCTCGGCCTGAGTGCTCGACGTGGGGTACAACTGCGCCAACAGCTTGTCCACCGCGCCCTCCAGCGCCGCCGGAATGAGGAGATACCGCGGCTGCGCGCCAATCGGGTTGCCGGAGGCATCCACCTGTTTGCGAATCGCCAGCTTGGCGGCGCCGATGGTCGTGTCAGATGGCGCAGCGCCCGTGCCGGCAAGGTTGCCGTGGTCGGCGTGGAAGACGGCCTTGTTATCGCTCAACTTCGGGTTTGCGATGATCGTGTCCGCCAGGAATCCACTGAACCACTGGCGCGCGCCGCGGGTGATCTTCGCCGCGATGTCGTTCAGCGCGCCGATGTCGTCGTTGACAAGCGTCTGGAAGGTGATGGCGAAGCCCTTCGCGTACGAGCCCAGCTTGTAAGAGGCAAGCTGCTTGCCTTCGATGCTGCCGAACGTGATCTCGCCGGCTTCGTTGATCGGCTCGAGTGCCGGGCCGTCGCTGACTTCAAGGACGTGCCGCGCGCGGAAATCCGCCATGCTGGTGCGCCGGAACACCTGCGTGATGGGGGAGGGCGCCGCGCGGAGCGTGAACAGGCTCTTGTTGAACAGCTCCGCGAGCAGCGCCGAAAAGTCCGAAGTCGTGTGCATGGCACGGCTCAGCAGCTCAACCGGCGAGCCCAGCGTGCTCAAGCCGCGCTCCTGAAGGATGCGCCGCGCCAAGTCGGTGAGGCGAGCATGGGCGAACTCGCGCCCCTCGCGCGGTTCATGCGCGGGATTGAGCCGCGCATACAAGCCGTCCACCATGCGGCTGATCAGTCCGTCGCTCGCATCCCGCACCACCACGGCCGGCCCGCGGTTGTCGATGATCGGCTGCCGGCGCGCGGCTTCGGCGATGAGCTCGCTTCGCACGCCGTCAAGGTTGTTGTGGCGGGCAGCCACTTCGTCGGCCGTCGCCTCGGGCAGCGCCAAAGCGGCGGCGATGTTGCGCGCCTGCGTGAGCAGGTCGCTCTGATTTTCCTGCATTTCTCCACCTCCGTAGTTGCGAATTGTCGCCGCCGGATCGGCGCCCAGCGGAACGAATGAAATCTCTCGCGGCGTCCAGCGCGTCGCCGTCTTCACGCGCTTGCCGTTCTCGCGCGTCTCGCGCCATTCCTCGACGCTGTAGCCCACGCTGACGTTGCGGATGATGCCGGCGCGCACGTCGGCAATCACGCCCTGGATCTCGGGGCGCGTGCCAAACCGCACCACCGCCTCGCCGCGCTGCCCGTCCACGCTTCCGTCCTCCACCACGCCAAGAATCGCCTCGACGCCAGAATAGCGGTCGTGATTGTTGAGCACCGGCGCGCCGCGCAGCAGCGACAAGTCCACCGCCTCGGGCGCAAGGCTCAGCCGCTCGATGTACTCGCCGCCCAGGTCGCGCCGGGCAACGTCCGCGCCGGCCGAGAACACCACGCGGATGGTATTACTTGACGCGTCAAACGTTGTCGGCTCAAACGTCGCGCGGCGGGCGAGAAGGTCGGTTGTCATTGATCCTCCGTTCGGCGTTGATCTTTTCGAGCAAGTCGCGCAGGTCGGCCAGCCGGCCCAGGCGATGCTCGGGCAAGCTTCCCAGCACCGCTTGCAGGCGGCGGGCAAGCTCCCACGCGTGCGCCACGGGCCCGCGCCCGCGGTGATGGTGCCAGTGATTCGGCTCGTACTGTGCGGCGGTCATCATGCTTCTGCTCCTTGTTCGGCTGGCACGTCCTGCCCTTGCTGCGTGCGCCGGCGCGCGTCGGAATCGAAGACCAAGCCCAAGGCATCCGCCCGCCGGTTATCGGCGGCGATCTCGCTGTCCACGTCTTCGGCGCGCCAGCCGGTTCGGCCGACGATCTCGCTGCGGCTTGCGAAGCCGGCACGCACGCGCAACAAGTCGGTCAGCACCTCCGCGCGCCGGTCGAGCATCTCAATCTCCGGCGCCACCCAGCGCCGCACCTCCGTGTCGGCATCGTTCGGCAGCACGCCCACGGCGCGCGCGAGCTCAGCCCAGCGCCGGAGCACGGGCTCACAGAACAGCGGGATGAGCAAGCCATACTGGACGCTCTCGATGGTGCGCTTGAATTCAAGCAGGCCAGCGCGCCCGCTCGCGAAGGTCACCTGCGACAGGTCGCCGGAGAGCAGCTCGTAGGGGATTCCCAAGCCGGCGGCGATGCGCCGCATTTGCGCCCGCACGAACGGATCGAACGCCTGGTCTGTCTCGGGGGGCTTGGTGAACTCGATGTTTTGCCCTGGCTCCAGCTTGATTACCGAGCCCGGCTCCAGCGTCGGCAGCTCCTGGTTCGGCCCCCAGGGGGCGATGCCGTCGGGCGTGGTGATGAATGCGGTCAGGATGGCGCCCACTTTCGCCCTGACAAGGCCCGCTTCCAAGTAGCTCGCCAACTCGTTCAACGCGATCAAGACGGGGGCGAGCCACGATTGCCCGCGGGTTGCACCCGGCAGCAGCGGGCGGTAGACGTGCAGCACCTGGTCGGCCGGCACGAAGACGGATTCGGCTGATGCGCCGGCCAGCGTCGGATTTTGCCGGTACAGCCAGTAGCCCGCCGGGCGCAAGCCGTCGTAGCGGATGCCGCCGATGGTTGAGGCGTCAGTTTTTGACTCGTCGAGGAATTCCGGGCCGAGCACCTGGAGAGTGAGAGGCACGCCCGGAGCCGCTTCGTCCACGCGAAGGATCACGAAGCACTCGCCGGCAACGATCACCGAGGTCAGGATCTGCGCGCCCAGCCCCACCCAGTCCAAGCGGCCGGAGGCGTCGCACGCGCGAGACCAGCGCTCCCAAAGTGCTTGAACCGTGCGGTCGCGGAACAGCGGCGTGATGCCAGAGCCGCCCCAAGCGGCGTTGACCAGCGCCTCCACGCCGCGCCGGGCCAGCGGGTTGTTCCCGAACTCCGCGACCGCCCGCGCGCGCAGGACGGAGGGGTTCGACCAGGGGGAATTGGGGCTGCCGGGCTGCGGGCCCCAGTCGGTGATGCGCGACACAGGACGCGCGGCGTCCCACTGGAGATAGCGCTTCTGCGGCGGCGGGGCGGTCAGCGCGCGCCAGGCGGCTTGGATCCGGTCAAGCATGCTTTGTGGCAACAATACCACACCTCCGTGTCAAAAGCAACACGTTTTTCGCCCCCACAACCGCTTGATTCGCAAGCCCCTTTTCAGCGCGACAGCGAGTTTCGGCCGGATTTCGGGCCCTGCCGCTAGCGAATTTGCGCAATCCCCCTACCCGCCCGGGCCGCGGGCGAAAAAATCCTTTGGCGGGTGGGGAGGGCACCCCAGCCGCGAAGCGGCTCTGACTTGGAGAAGCGCTCTCCCAAGCAACAGCGCCGCCACCCTGCACCACCGCCGCAGGGGCGGCGCAGGGGTGGGGGTGTGGGGGAGGGGTGCCCGGCAGGACTGTTCGGAACTGTTCGCCCTATATAGTAATAGAACAGTGCCGAACAGTCGAACAGTTTTTCGCGCCTCCAGCAGCACCGATCGACAAATAACTCCCAGCACATCAAGCGGTTGCGGGTTTTGGTG